TTCAGCCGTGAGCCTTGCGATGCTTGCGAGACTCACCTGTCTGGAATGCGATTCCCCGCAGTGATAATGGAGGTCAAGAAATGAAGCTCTACGAGAAATACCTTGCCGATGGCAAGCGACTCTACAATGCGATGGAGGCTTTGAATACTTTGAAGTCTTTTACCGCAAACCCTCTGCCTACTACCCGTGGCGAGATTAGCGAAATGCAAAAGTCTGCGTTTGCTCAGCTTCGCCACTATGAGGCTCTGGTTGCCGAACTCAATGAAGCGGTTGCCGACTACGTGGACACCGTGGATGAAGGTGGCTTTGAAGCCGCAACTGCTGAGTTCGCCAAGAAGCTGGCTGAAGTCAGCGACTAAGACAAAAGACCCCTGCTGAGATTACTCAGTGGGGGTTTTTTGTTGCCGTTTTTCCATCGGCTCCACTACGCGCAGATGACGGCCCTTGACATCGGTAGCCGCCTTCACCTCTGGCTTGTCCAGCTTTGCGATTGCCTCGGCCATGAAAGGGGCCAAGTCTTTGATAGCACCAACCGATGGGCTTCCAGCCACCTTGAGGATTGCTTCCTCGATTTGTTTCACACTAGCCATTTTCCAGCTCCAATAGTTTCAGTCTCAGTTTCTTGAGTTCGAGTAGTTCGCGGGCCTTGTCTGCCTCAGCATCCTCGGGGGATTCCTCGGCTGGCTTTTCAGGTGCGATTGAGTCCAGGACCTGCTCAAGCATTTTGGCTTCCTCAGCGGTCATGTCCTCACCCTCCTCGAGCTTGATAAGCGTGTCCGAAAGTGCGTCAAGGTCCACGCCTGCCCGCTCGGCAACCTTGGCTAGGCCACGGACTGACGTGGTTCCGGCGGTTGCGGCGTATGCGGGGAAAGCAACAATGCTGACCTCGTGAAGCATAACCTCACGCAGGGTGCGCTCTGTTCCATCCTCGTTCCACTCGTCACCGCCACGGGGCACGTTGAAGCCGAAACTCATTGCGTCCACGTCTCCACGCTTCAGCAGTTCTGCTGCATCCCGGCCAGCGGTAGTGTTAGGTAACTTGGCCTGAACTTTGAGTCCCCGTTCATCCTCAATCAGCTTCAGGGTTCCAGCCCTGGTCGAGCCGAGCACCTGACCGCTATCGTGATTCCACAACAGCTTGATGTCGTTACGGGCCTTCAGGCTACGAATGAAAGCTCCAGGGGCAATCCTCTCAATGAACGGTAGTGGCTTGCTCGGTGAATCGAACAAAGCAGCGTATCCCTCAAAACTCATACCCTCGGCATCTTGGATGAGTTCGTAGTCATCGAATGGGTTAGTGCGCTGTTCCAAAGCTGGCAATGGTTTGCCTCCCCTGTCTGTGTTTTCTGATTCCAGTCTACCAACTACCTTCTCAGCGTAGTCCAAAGCTCGTTGCGCGGCACGCTTTGACGGGCCACTTCCCCAAAGTAGGTGAGCGACCACTCCGGCGCTTGGATAGCCATCGTTGTTCGGGTTTGCGGCAGGTGAGTCTAGGTCGCCCATGTGCCTAGCAATCCAGGCTCGCAGTCGAACCCACTTTTCAGCTGTGACCGAGCCACGGGCCATCGCCTTTGCCTCACGAATGGTTTGCGGTTTGAGACCAGAGCCGCCCAAGCCTTGCTCATAGTAGGACAGGCCACGTCTTGCCGCAGCTCTCATATACGCTGGCGGCTCCAGGTTTACCTTCCTCTGCTCAGAGCTCGATTCCTCTTGGAGGCTACCTGCGCCTTGCAGAGCGCTTGACCCTTCGTTCGGTCCCTCTATATCGAGCGAGTCGTATTCGGCGCTTAGCAGGCTACCTGCGGCTTCGATTTTCGTGATTTCAGCCTGATTCTCGACATTTCGGGCTGTTTTTGCCTCAAATGGCTCATTTTCACCCTCATACGTTCCACCTGGCTCAATGTCCTCCTCAAGAGACATTGCGACCATATGTTTGATTGCCCTGGACTTGTCAGCGTGGCAACCTACAATCTCGCCATCGGCTTTGACAACAGCCCAGCCCTTGGAGCATGATTTTGCGTCAGCGGTAATAAAGTAGGGCATTAGTCATTATTCTGAATCTGGATAACGTGAAGCGTGGGGTTGCCCTGGTTTGAGTAGGCGTAAAGCTCGTCATTCGGGCGCAAAGTAAAAGTCATCGTGTCGCCAGAATGGATATGAAGCCCGCTGGTCTCGTCCACGGTTGCGTTACCTAAAAAGATTTCAGTTGATTCTCCGTTCTCGGCATCGTGAACCAGAACAGTCTGAGGCATATTGTCGGCAGAGGCAATCTTTACGCGAGTGTCAGCAGCGACAGTATATTGCGAGTTCAGGATTGGCATTATTGGTCCTCGTCACTATACGGAATATCAGGGTTGGTCTCTCCAACCGTGACCGGCTGGAGCTGAGAGCTAGGCACTCCGGTATGCGGAATCGGCGGTAGGCCAAGTGCGGAGAGAACAGATGATGGGTCGAATCCAGCCGTTACCAACTGTTGCGCCGCCCCCACCTTTGACTTGACCGCAGAAACATCTGAGTCCTCAATGTTCACGTTAGCTAAGGGTACCCTAACCATATTTGCCGCATCGCCCTCCATCGGGGGCAGGTCCTCGAGCCTGCGAACATCGTTGATAGACATAACGCCCATCTGAATCATCTGCGAATACGCCCCGGTCCTTGCCGCAATGTCAGCTCGAAGCAAACCATCCAGGTTGAATCGCAGGAATGCTTCCTCGCCACGGGGGTAGCGGTCCAAAAGTGGGCTAAGCGCACCCTCAATCTTGGTGATAATCGGGCGCAGTCCGTGAGTGACCCAAGCCAGGTTTGTTTGCTCCACGCTCGCATAGCTGTTTGTCCCCGGTAGTCCGAGCAGGTGAGGCGGAACATTGAACGCTCGAGCAACATCCTCAATCGCCATCCGGCGGGCCTCGATAGCCTGCGACTGTCCCGGGTCAATCTGAGTAGCCTTGAACGATGCTCCACCCGTGAGGATACCTGTCCGGTGTCCACGCTTCCACCCACGGTGTCGGTTGTCGAATCGGCGGGCAAGCTCGTCAGCCTGTTCTTTGGTCAGGTTGCCCGGGAACTCAATGATTCCGTTGAGGTTAGTGCCTTGTCCAAAAAAGGTGGCCGCAAAGTTCTCAAGAGCCATTGCAAGCCCAAAGTTCTCCTTGAGTGCTTTGACTCGAGACACTCCCCGCAGTTCACCTGGGCGAACAACATCTGGAATCCAAATGATGTCCTCTGAGTTGAGAGGGCGGCTGGTCCCCTCGACCTTGAATCGCACCCGGCCTACGCGCTTACGCTCGACCTCAACGTCAAGCGGGTTGAGCACGTTGAGGTTTACAATTTCTCCACGGTCATTTGAGAACACTCGTATGAAAGCGTTGCCGTCAAGTAGCATCGACACGATAAGTGAGTTGTAGAATGCCTCACGGGTGATATCAATGTCTGGCTTCTGGACCCAGCTCGGCTGAGGCCGGTAGACCTGGCGAATGTCGTTCACTCGCGTATAGACATCAAGGGGCAGGGTGCTAATCGTGTCAGATATAAGTGATACGGCAGAGAAAATGGCATTGACCTGGAATACGGTCTCCTGGTTGATATTGGTTGCCGCCATCGTGCCGATGGAAACGTCATCCCCTGACTCGAAGATGGTCTGATAGCCAACGGCCCTGGACTCGAACAGTTTTTCAAACAATGGTTAGCTCCGTATCGCAAGGCCAATAATGATGGCAAACGCGCCACCGACTATCAAACCAGCTGGTAATGACATTAGGCCCGCTCCAACCGTAATCGCAACGGAACCAAATACTTGTAGGGTCGTAGACATTTACCTATCCAAAAAACTCAGGTACTATCTGTTCCATTCTACCGATAGTTGCCCGGTCATATGCTATTACCGCCGCAACTGCCGCATCAATCTTGCGCGGGCTGTCTCGCTTCTCCTTGACGATACGGGGACCGATAGAGTCGAGCTTCACTACTGAGTTCTCCAAATGGCGGGCCAAGAGCTGGTCTCCGTCTTGGAGAATGCGGTTCTCAACCACGGCATCGTAGAACTTGATACAGGCTGGGACCATCCGGCGCGGTGAAGTGCTCGGGTACTCGACTATCGGCAATCCCATGTCCTGAAGCACCTCCATCGAGCGTTGCCATCGGAATGGGTCGCAGGCGATTTCCCGCACGTTGGGATTTTTCTGGCAGAACTCAATAATCGTGCGCTCTACCTCTCCAATATCGACCCGCCAGTCAGGGCCGTCAACGTCCAGGTCCTTCTCCCACGCTTTGACCATAAACACTTTTGGTTTATCATCGTCATCTTTGGGAATAGTGCAACCTACAATAACTGTCGCATCGCCAGAGAATGAGCCGTCAAACCCAAGGATAATTTCATCGTCAGGTGATATTACGATATCAGCCTTGCGCTTGTCCCAGACACCGCTTGGCAGCCAGGAGTAGTTGCTCGAAACCCACTGGTTACAGCGCTTGGTCCGAAACTCAGGCTCAGGGGTCCTACGGACAGAGGAATGAAAGTCGCTTGGCGCGTTCAGGTCGGCGTAGCCAGGGTTGGCCCTACGCCAAGTTTTCTCACTTCGATGGTCTCCGTCATCTTCCCACCAAGCCATGAAGAAACTGTCATCCTCGATTTCTCCAGTTGATATCTGCTTGCCGTAGTTATACAGGTTGTAGGCGATTGAGTCCTGCCCCGTTGAGTCCGATTTTGTGCCAGCCGTGGTAATCGCGAGCATCGTGGCGAGACTACCTCGAGCGCCCATAGCCAGGGACATAACATCGAACAGGTCACGATTAGGCTGGGCGTGCATTTCGTCAAACATTACGAACGTAGGGTTGAGGCCTTCTTTCGAGTAAGCCTCTGCGGATAGCACGTTGTACGCGCTGTTCTTTTCAGGGAAGTAGATTGAGTTGCGGTAAACCTTTAGCATTTTGCTCAGCTCCTCGGACTGGTCCACGATTCGAGCCGCATCCTTGAACACGATACGAGCCTGTCCCGTCTCAGCCGCTACCGAATACACTTCACCGCCATCCGGTCCGGTGATTAGGGAGTAGAGCGCTAGGACCGAGCCAAGTGCCGACTTGCCATTCTTACGGGGCATTCCAACGTAGTTGATTCGATGCCTAAGCTGACCATTCTTGTCGTGAGCAAAAATATGACGTATGAGTTCTTTTTGCCATTCGCGCAGGACCAGAGGGCTCCCCGATTTCCCGGCTACCGAATCTTTGGTGACGATTCCGTAAGTCTCGGCAAACGCAATAGCACTCTCACCCTGTCCGTGTCTTAGGTCATCATCGGGGACCGGGGTCAGCCACTTAGGTTCGTGGCCTTGAAAGCTCATCCTTCATCCTCATGATTTCCTGAATCTTTGAAGCCTTCTTGACTTCAGCTACGCCCAGCCTAGTCCTATCACTCGGAGTGAAGCCGAGTAGAGACAGATTACGAACAATCTGATTCGATACAGAATCCAGCCGCCTTGCCATCCCCATATTGTCAGAGCTCATAACCTTGACCCTCAAGTTCCAGCGCTCATCTACTAGCTCGCAAGTCATAAGCAAGATTTCCATATCAGTCGTAGGCGATATCCATTGGATACCGGACCTCCAAACCTCATCCCATAATCTGCGACCAGGTTTCAGCAGTGGGCGCGGTGGCTCAGGAATCCCCTCAGCCTGCGGGAGCAACTCCACAGTTATGGGGTCCGGCAACTTACGCTTACCAGGATTACCCGTTTTGCGCTTCAGCTCTACCGGCTTGGGCGGTCTACCCTTAGTCAAGGTTTTGGCTCCCTAGCGTAAGTAATGCTTTTCAGCCTAAGACTAGGCACTCCCCCAGCTTTGATTTTGATTGCAGCCAAGTCAGGGTATCTTGCGACAATTTCTGCCAGACGCTTTGCGTTGTCTGACTCGCGGTGAGCTAATTCCGTCATCATCCCGCCAGTAGACCATTTCTTCTGAACCCCAGCCAGCCATTCAAGTCTGACTATCGGACCTTCCATCAGAAATGAGCGTATGGTAGTTTCCCAATCCTCGCCAGAGCTGTATAGCGATGGTCTATCGTTACCTACTGTAGCGACATTACCCGCATAGTTGCCGAAGAACAAGCCGCAAGCGAAACGCAAGCCTACCGTTACCTCATCCCGCATATAGAACCCATTAGTGACCGGGTTCACCGCCCAAAGTTTGGAGCCATACTTTTCGGCAAACCTGAAACCAGTTTCCGCAATTTCGTCAAAGCTCCCATCGTAAGGCAAAAGCCCCGCGCCATTCTTCTGAACTATCCCGGTGATGTCGTCATCCAGGTTTACCAGCGGAGTACCCTTGTCGTAATATTGCGAGCTATACCATCGCCTGCATTTCAGCAAACCTAATTCCGCTACGACCAAATCTATACCCGGCGGCATCTCCCTGCGGTAATCCCGGTACTCTTCATCGTTAGCCACGAACACCGTAATCAGTTTGGAGCTTGCTCCATACTTAGCGAGCGTAGCGAGCGTAGCGTTTACAATGAAATTGGGTCGGCTGTAGCTAGGGATAGCTATCTGATATCCCACGGCTATCCCTTCCAGTTGCCGAACTGAGTCTCGACTACTCCCCTAGGGATTTCCACATTATTGCTATCGGAGTAGTTCAGCTCCGTAGTTCCCCTGTCCGGGTCAACACCTAACGCTACTATGCCGGGATACCTCTTTGCTAATGAGGAGAATGCGGCTAGGTGGACCATTTCCCTTGCCCCGATTGCTTCATTCTCATCTTGTGCGCCGAGCCTATCCACCATGTCTGCGCTAATTCCGCCGGTTGTCGCTACTTTAGTCCAGAGCGAGAGGTATTCTAGCCTGACGTTCGCCCCGTAAGTCAGAAAAGATTGAATACTTGTTTCCGCATCTTCTTCAAATGATTCCTTGTTGGGTCGGCTCTCGGACAAGAACATGGGGTCACTTGAATAGCAGCCTTGTAGTCCTCCTACTATGAGCACGTTGCCTATTGTCGCAGTTTGGGACAAGTATTTGGGTCTAGCCTCTATGGTGCCTCCCCAAAGTCTTGCGCCTACAGACTCGCTGAGACCAAATCCTGTATTCGCTATGCTGTCGAACTCCCCATCGTATAACTCAAGTTTTTTGCGCGTGTTTCCCTGCGTTGACAATAATCTAAGCCCCCAGATATCGTCATCCATTCTGATAAGCCTTGTTCCTTGCCCGTACTTTTCCGAATACCAAGCGTGGAAGAACAACTGGCTTTGAACTAGCCCAGGCGCAGATACGACAACACGGTACTTGTTCCCAAGCACTTGCTTGTATTCTCTCAAATGCTCATCGTTGGGAACGAAAATTGTAATTAGCTCAGGGTCAACTGACAATAACTGGAGGGTCCGCAGAGTTGCGCGCTGGATGGTGTCCTGGCGACCATAGCTGGCGATAGCAATTTGATAATCCATAACTTCAGCTTTCGCTCAGAACCGGCTCAACAAGCGGTCCAAACTGCGCTTCAACCACCTCCCTAGGTATTGTAATGTTTCCCATATTTTTGTATTTGAAGCTACGCCTGGTTATCCCCGTAAACTTGCTATCCTCATTTTCCACAATTTTGACTAACCCTGGAAAATTGCCTTGGATTGTTTCAAATGCGGCACGATTAGTCATCTCTCGTATAGACCAAGCCTGTTTGATATCTTCAGCCAAGCCCTTGCCTATCTGCTCGCCACGGATTCCCCCAGGACTCCTGCGGCCAATCTTTTCTACCGAGCTGATGAAATTGAGGCGCACTACTTTCCCATATTTGACGAATGCCCTCAAGCTGGTTTCCGCATCTTCCTCCTGGGACTCAAGATATGTCCTGTCGCTTCCAACGTAGATTGAGTCTCCAGCATAAGCACCTTGGAACCGCCCCATAACAAGCAGGTTCCCAACGGTGACTGTGTTCGCCATATAGAACTCATTATTGCGAAAACTCATGCCCCAAAGTCTTGTCCCGACAGATTCAGCAACCCCGTAACCTATCTTGGCTAATGAGTCGAGAGTGCCGTCAAATTTTGCGAGAGCAAATCCATTGACCTTGCTTTCGTCAGGGACAAGATACGAGAACGCGACAATATCATCGTCAACCTGAATCAGTTTTTGATTTTCCCCGTACTTTTCTGCGAACCAGTTGTGGTAGAACTGGCGGCACCTAAACTGCCCAGGCGCAGATACGACAAGTCTCCATCCGTCTCCAAGTTCTGCCTTGTAATCAGATAGTTGCTCGCTGTTGGGAACGAATACCGTAATCTGGTCGCGGTCAACCTTCAAAGCCTCTAGGGTCGCAAGTGTCCTGTCCGCTATCAGCTCCTGCCGCCCATAAGTGTGAATAGCTACTTGATAATCCATTTATCCCTCCACCGTTTGCTGTTCAAGAATGTCCTCGACTACCAGCCGTGCCTTCTCTGCGCTCAACGCGGCAATAGTTTGCCTGCGGCTCAGCCCGGTCTCGCTCCATTCCTCTGGGTGGAGCAGTAGCTGTACCTTGTCTGCCGAAAATACGTCTAGCGGGTGCCCGTAATCCCAACGGTGGCGAGAGTCTGCGATATACCTAATTTCAGCGCTCGAGTAATCTTCCGTCAAGTCAAAAAATGAGGGACCGTATGCGTTTGTCAAACTTTTGCCGTCTTGAGACGGGAAGTGGTCTCTGCGAATATTCAGGAAGTGTCGCGTTGGTCTATGAACGCTGAATCGGTCAATCTTGGTCTCGGTCATCTGCTCCATAAGGTAGGTTTGCCGCAAGATTTGCTCCGTCAGGTAATCTTCGGACTGCTCGGACATATCAGGGATAAGAACGTGGACTCCAACGTGCGCCCCAAGGTCAACTATGTGCTGAAAGTTTTTCAGGTTTTTGATTGAAGCCAGGTTGTAGGATTCTGACGCCACCTGGAAAAAGAATGAAGATTCTGCCCCGATTTGGGAATCAAAATACGCAAGGGATAAAGCAGACTCAGTGCTGAACTCTATGTCGTGCCTAAGTATCGTGAAAGTCTGTCTATCTGGGACATCCGTGAAGTCGCAAATCCTGTGTAAGTGCTTCTCAACGATGCTCGAATATTGGTTGTAGGTCCAGCTGTCCAAGTTTGTCTCCTATTTCAATTTGACCTTTTCGGCCATACCGCGTTCACGCTCCACTCTACGCTTCTTTGCTTCCCCTATCTCGACGGCGTAGGTGTGGCAGTCTTTCATTCCTCGCTTAGCGTAGAACACGATGGAATATCGGTAGCCATCTTTAGTGCGCGGCTTCATCGGCGTGACTCCGTGAACGTATCGGTAGCCGTTGAACCAGAGCGTCCAACCGTCACGGCAGTTGATAGTGATATCGTACTCCGGCATATGAAGGTGACCGCCATCCATTCCCCTGCGGATTACCGGCATAGCGGACCAAGTGTCAAAGTTTGCTCCATCACGGTGATAGGGCAAAGCTGAGGACTGGTTGATAACCCCAGATGTCCAAAGCGCATCCTCTGTCATCCGCCACTCGGGTAGGACCGCATCTACCGCCTGATAGTCGTGCTCGTATACCTCGGGCAGAACGTCACGCAAATATAGTCCCAACACTATGGCCGTGCGGTTGAGTTCCATCTGAACATCCGGGTGGTCCATAGCCATCGATGACGGTGCACAGGATTCGCGGCGCAAAACTGTGGACCGAGTGTTCATCCCAAATATTCTGGACACGTTGCGGCTTCCACCGGCCCGCAAAGTTGTGGAGTAGGTCACTCCGAGCACCTTCTGGCGCAGGTTTGTCGTAGGTTCAGGGTAAGGTGCGTAGACCAGGACTGCTTCGCCTGTTTCGGCATCCCGGTAGATTCCTGCCTCATTCATGTTTGGCTCTTTATCCACAACCTTGTCCCCAACCACCTTTTCGGCATCGGGTACGGTCAGAGCACGTTTGAGACTGAACTCAGGAAGTAAGTTTTGAGAGCGCATCATTTACCAATCTTTGAACAGTGTCGGCGTGGTCGTCATCTCCGAAGTGCTCTCCCAGTCTGTCCAGTCCGTCAACCATTTTTCCATATATTTCATTCTGATAGTAGAGAATGATGGCTCGGGTGGCTTTTTGTGCGTATCTCTCCAGGAACTCTTGGTATGTCTTGTCTTTGATAACAGCTTCATCTGGATTTCCGTCAGACTTGCTCGAGCGGTCCTTACCTGTATCTTGAGGCGATACAGCCTCAATGCTTCCCACCTGCTCGTCAAACAGGGCCTTGAAGTCCTCAACGTCCACTTGCTCAAACCCAGCCGCCTTGATGTCATCTTCAGACATCAGCTCGAATGATGCGACCAGTTCCTCGACATCCCACTCGCCTAGCTGACCAATACGATTGTCGGCCACCGAATATGCCGTGGCTGTCTCCGGGTCATCATCCACTCGGACTACGGCAATCTTGTCCCAGCCCAACCGCTTGGCTGCCTCATATTGGTGATTGCCCGCAATGATTTCATTTGTCTCTTGGTGAACCACGATGGGCTTGCGCTGACCAAAGCGCTCATACGAACGCATGATTGCTTCGACATCACCCTTGCGTGGATTCGACTGGGCAGGTTTCAACGCGCTCAGAGGCTCTAGCAGGCTCTCTAAGGACTTTGCAACGTTCACTCTAGTTTCCCTTCGGTTTTGACGTAATCAGGCCTCTGCGAGGCGCAGGTAGCTTGCGGGAGCCACATTACCCGATGCGCGGCTCATTTTTTCTTATTTTCGCGGGAAAATCTAAACGCC